GATCAATTTAAAAAGATAAAAATTAATAGAAGTATTAATAGTGGAGTAGGTAGTGCAGTACTAAGTTATGCATGGGAAGAAATGGAATATACTGAAATAAGTAAAAATTTAAAACCTAGCGGAGAAATACCATTACATTTTGGATTACAAAAAGAAATGGGACAGCATAAAGGTGATGTTAGAGTAGTAGTACATGTACATCCAACTTATTGTGTTGCCGCAATGCATGCCGGCATTGACTTAAGTACTATTAGTAATTCTTTCCCTGAACTTAATCGTTATACTAAAGTTGCTAGTAATGTAGGTGATGTAGCACCAATCAGCCAAGCACTTGCGGATCAAACATTATCTAACTTAAAACTAGATAGAGGTGGTAAAATTGATTATGATATAGTAGGCATAAAAGGGCATGGTGTAGTTGCTATTGATTCTACACCATGGCGTGCTTATGAACATATTGAGAGATTAGAACATATTTGCAAGATTGTACTTGCATCAGGAAATTATAAATGAGTAAAGAACAATATAACTTAAAATTAAAAACAGATTATCTTAATCGTAAGATGTTTTTGGATCCAGAAGGTCCAGTAACAATTCAACGATTTGAAGAAGTAAAATATAATAAATTAGTAAAGGTTGAACAAACTGCTAGAGGATTCTTTTGGGTGCCAGAAGAAATATCTTTGACCAAAGATGCTAATGATTTTAAAGATTCAAGTGAAACTGTACGCCACATCTTCACATCAAATCTTCTGCGTCAAACAGCATTAGACAGTTTACAAGGAAGAGGACCAAGTCAAATTTTTACTCCTGTAGTATCCATTCCTGAATTAGAAGCACTAATGTATAATTGGTCATTCTTTGAGACAAACATTCATTCACGTAGTTATAGTCATATCATTCGTAATATTTATAATGTACCTAAAGATGTATTCAATACTATACATGATACAAAAGAAATTGTAGATATGGCTTCTAGCATAGGTAAATATTATGAAGACCTACATCAAATAAATTGTGCTAAAGAAGTTGGATTACCTATCACAGAAAAAGAACATATTAAAGCAATTTATATGGCATTACATGCATCTTATGCGTTAGAAGCTTTCCGCTTCATGGTATCATTTGCAACAAGTTTAGCAATGGTAGAAAACAAAATCTTTATTGGTAATGGAAATATTATTGGTCTAATTTTACAAGATGAGTTATTACATAAAGAATGGACAGCATGGATTATTAACCAAGTTGTTAAAGAAGATCCTCGCTTTGCATTAGCAAAACAAGAATGTGAAATAGAAGTTTATCAAATATATATGGATGTTATACGTGAAGAAAAAGAATGGGCAGACTATCTATTCAAATTTGGACCTGTTATTGGTTTAAATGCAAATATCTTACGTGACTTTGTAGATTATACTGCAAAGAATGCATTACATGAAATTGGAATTAAGTATAATACTCCTGCCCCAAAGAGTACACCTATTCCTTGGTTCAATAAACATAGTGATACCAGTAAGAAACAAACAGCATTACAAGAAAATGAATCAACTAATTATGTCATTGGTGTTATGAGTGAAGCACTTGACTATGATGAGTTACCAAATATTTAAGGAGAATAATAAAAATGAAAGCAATCGTATGGAGTAAGTATCACTGTCCTTATTGTGACCAAGCAAAGGCATTATTAAATCAAAGAGGTATAGAATTTGAAGAACGTAAGATAGGTGATGGATTTACTAAGGAAGACTTATTAGAAGCAGTACCAACTGCCAGAACGGTACCACAAATTTTCTTAGACGGAGAATTAGTGGGTGGGTTTACAGAACTCAAAACAAAATTAACAGAAAGCATTTAATGGAAGTAGGAAAAGTTTATACATTTAAGTTGAATTCAGGAGAAGAATTAGTCTCTAAGATTTTAGAGATTACACGTGATAATATTGTCGTTTCAGATCCTGTATCTATCGCACCATCACAGCATGGAATGCAAATGATCCCTAGCATGTTTACAGCAGATCCAGCGGGTAAAATTACGCTAAATACTAATAGCGTTTCATTATACGCTGAAACAGAAGATAGTATTAAAATGAAATATATTGAAGCAACAACTGGAATTAAGATTCCAGAAAAGAAAATTGTATTAGGATAATATGTCAGGAATTAGTCGTCAGGGTGATGCAAACGCAGTTGGTGGCACAATCATAAGAGGTGCCCCTACTGTTTTTGCAAACGGAATCTCAGTTGGATTGCATGTAAGTGGTATCACACCTCATGCACCCTGGGGTAGACCACATCCTCCGCACGACCATGCTACTACTACTGATGCTAGTCCAACTGTATTTGCAGACGGAGAACCTGTATTACGAATTGGATCAGGTACCTCATGTGGACATAGTATTGCAGAAGGTAGTGGAGACATATTTGTACCATGAGTGATTCAGGAAAACAAAGTCCTTTAGGTGTAAACACACTTAGTTCGTTATTAGCAAATACTGGTATACGTATTAATCCAGTAATGATAGACCAATTTGGTTCAAGTACAACTTCATCTAGTTATATATTAGGAAGTATCATTAGTGGTACAGTATTAAATTCACTAACATATGCAATTAATGATGCATATACTAGAGGATATTCTAATGGTGGAACAACTGTATCAACTGCGGTGTATGACTCAATGCTGACTATAGGATCAACTACTATTCCTGGTTTAGGAAATTCACCACCTAGTACATTTAATTATTCTGGTTATCCTAATTGGGCTAGTGCATATAATCATAATACACCAGTAACACAGTGGGGATTTATTAGGTTGTTTGCATTACAAGGATACAATGAATTTAATTATAATAATGGATTACCAAATTATCCAGAATATCTAAATGCATATATGCAGGCTTCAAGTTTTATTACTAATACAAATAAAGCTATTATGTCAGCAACAAATGCAAGCACTTTCTTAGAAGGTACATTTAGCAATATGGATGACCTAATAACAAGTGACATAACTGGTATATCACTTGCTACTACAAAACTAGGACAAGATTTAATAGCATTAGGTAAAGCAATTGATTTATCAACTATTTCAACATTTGGATTACCTTCTAATTTATTGAGAACATTATATAAAAATAATGCATTGACTAAAGATATAAGCCTTGCAATAGTTGCAATTAATCAAGATCCTAATATAGATTTAAGTACAACTACTATAAATGGAATATTAAACGGTGCTGTTACAACTGTTGACCAAGAACGTCTTTTATATTCTGCTTATAATATAATAGTAGGAGATAGTTTACATGAAGTGTTAGTTGGATTAAATTGTACTACACCTAGATTAGATAGTCTTGCTGATTTGTTAAATGTTATAAAATTATTTCCTAATAGTTATGATACATTAACTGTGCCTTTATACAATGTAACACAATCTGTTAATAATAGTAAAACATATTATCCAATATATGTAGGAGGAGTTACTAATATTAATCTATCTGCTCCGTCTGTTGTAGCACAAGTAGGATCACAACTACCAAATGGAGCACCTATTTCAAGCCAAGCATCATCAAGTATAACACAAGATGTTCCTGTAGGGTTTGGTTCATATTTACAAAATATTTTGCCTAAAGATATTGCAATCGCAGCAGGGGCATTTAGTATTACTGTTCAACAAGTTAAGAACATAACAAGAGTTCCTATTGAAAAATTTGCACAAGTTGTAATTAGTTTAGAAACTATGCAAGGGTTAACTACAAATTCATCTAATGTTCCTGTTGATACAACATTAGCAACTTCTGCTACATCATCACTTGCATTGGGTAGTGGGCCATACGGCACATATACTATCTCAGACTTTTTTGGTTCAATGACCGGTCTACCTTATGTAGGTAGGAATATTCAAAACTTAATAACAGATATACAAACTTCTACGCTAATAGATATTTACAACAATTTATATCTAGCAACAACTTGGGCTGCCGCAACAGTTTCAATACAATATTCAACATACACAAGTGGTGCAACAACGTATTATCATATTACAGGGTTAACGCTTACATTACCCGGTGGTGGATATGGAAGAGGAAGTGCACCGGCTCCTACAATAACTATATCAGGTGGTTCAGGTGCAACTGCCACTGCGACAATAGGAACCGACCCCACTAAAGCAGGAACAAATGGTTCAGGACAATATGGTAGAGTGTTAACAGTAACACTAACATCATCTGGTTCAGATACTACCACTATACCTACTGTAACAATAGAAGCACCTCCTGTTGCTACGCCCGGTGTAAACTCAATAAGCGGAACTTCAGGTTGGCCTTTAATGAACGATTATATTAATAATTATATTGTTTCAGCTAATAATGAAATAGGAATTATTTTAAGCGCAAAACAGAATCAGTCCAATCTATTAAATTCTCAATGGAGTGGAATAGGACAACAATTATCATCAGAACAACAAACATTAGCAACTGCATTACCAATACAAGTACCTTATACAGGTTTGTTACAAACAACAGCATATGCACCTTCTACTCAAATTACGTTTGTTGATAGTATACCAGGCTTTGCATTAAACACAGAGCCAAATATGCAAGCGCAATCACTTGAAGCGGTTGCAAATATATGTACACCAGGTGGTCAGAGTATGATAGGCATGATGCGTGAAACACGTAATCAAGCCAGACTGGCCGAAGCAGGAATTCCACTAGATAATAATATACCTAGTATAATGACTCCAACTCAACGAAAGGAATTAATCGCAAACGGTTCCATACCAGGAACAACTAGTGCCCCTGCTGCACTAAAACAAGTTGATTGTCAAACTGGAAATACTATCCAGTCGCAATCTGCAGGTTATTTTGATTCTGCTACAAACAAATTTGTAGCAACTAATCCAGTATATGGAAATGGTAATGTAAATACCGGAGAAAGTTTAGTCCCCGGATCATTTGCAGGATCACAATATTCAAATATAACCCAGCCTAATTTGAATGTATTCTACACATCAAATAACTTATTACCATCAGTTTATAATGTAAATGACGCAATTAATCAAGTCATTACATGTAATTGTGACTGCTGGCAAATAAATTAAGAAAGGAAAACTTATGATAGAAAATAAGTCAGTAAGACTATTCACCTACACATTGGTGTTGGTTTTAGGTTTTA